CCTTGGGACACCGACATGACCGTAGATAACGCAGCCTTGTTGTCTCTCATAGGTTCAGACTTTGCGCCATTCTCTCAGGCAGACCATGATGTACGTGTTGGTGCATTCGTCAGAGACGAGCGTTATGTAAAGTTGCGCAACGAAGTAGACCCTGTCGTCAGTAACCCACTGCGCTGGGGTGACCTAAGCGAACAAGAGCAAGCTGACGTCTCTGCATACCGCACAGCGTTGCTTGATGTCCCGCAGCAATCAGGGTTCCCTCATACTATCTCGTGGCCCACAAAGCCCTCCTGTCTCTAACTATTAGCGAAAGACACTAAAGAACATGGCTAACTTACCTATCCGAGGCTTAGGGTCTGTGGGTGTGGTGACAGACGTAGACCCCTACAACTTGCCTCTTAGCGGATTCACACGTGCCAAGAACGTGAGATTTAACGAAGGTAAAGTGACTGCTGGACCTATCTACCGAAAGGTATCCGATGCAGTCTCTTGGACGCCAATGTTTTCTTATGGTCTCACGTCACCCTCTGGTTATGATACTGTGTTGGTGGTGGATGATACTCTTACGATACGAGAGTTCTCCAATGGCGCATTTACCTCAGTCTACACTGGTTCCATACAGTCACCCTCTACAGAACTTACAGCAACCACACTTGCTGATGTAACCTACATCAACAGGTCAGACACTGCGCCCCTACATAGGGCATCTGGCGGCACCAACTTCACTACGCTTCCCAACTGGCCCTCGGGTTACCTGACGAACTCTCTACGTTCCTACGGTGACTTCTTGTTGGCGTTAGGCACTGTAGAGAATGGTGTGACCTATCCTAACCGTGTGCGTTTCTCTGACCCTGCATTGGCAAACTCTGTGCCTTCCACATGGGACGAAACGGACCTCACGGCATCTGCTGGTTTTAACGACATCGTGCAGATGAAAACCCCGATTATCGACGGTGCAACTCTAGGCTCCAACTTCCTTGTGTACTCTTCAGACCAAGTGTGGCTTGTAGAGTTCGTAGGCGGCACGTTCATCTTCAACTTCCGCAAAATCTTTGATGACGCTGGAGTAATCAACAAGAACTGTATCGCTGTGGTCCAAGGCCAGCACTACGTGTTTGACCAAGACGACATCTACGTTACTGACGGCAACACACGCCAATCCATCTGTGACGGTCGTGTACGTAACTTCATCTATAGCGGCATCGACCTCTCTAAGTCAGACCGATGCTTCGTCATGCACAACAGTGACCTAGAAGAGATATACTTCTGCTACCACACTGGTGACGACATGGCTGTGTATACGGATGGTGACGCCTGTAACCGTGCAGCAGTCTACAACTACAAAGAAGACCTCTGGACATTCCAAGACACCCCTAACGTAGTCTCTGGTGCCGTAGCCAACGTAAACACTGTGTTGACCTACGCAACCGTGAACCAGACGTATTCTACAGTTGGTGGGTCTTACCATGACCAAGAGTCACAATTCGGACGCCACATACTGTTGGTTTCTGACGTAGGCGGTGGTGTTATTGAGAGGCGTCTATACGGAGTAGACTTGGTGGACGAAGGTTCCCTAGCAGCCGAGATTGACAACAGTATCTCACAACCTGTGTTCCTAGAGCGACAAGGGATTGACCTAGACGAACAAGGGATACCACTGACAGGCTACAAGGTTATAACAAAAGTTATACCACAGGTTTCTACCCCGAACCCTGATGGTGCCTTTAACTTCACCTTTGGTGCTTCAGCAATCCCAACGTCTGACCCGAACTATGGGTCTCCTAACACCTTTGATGCACTGAGCGACTACAAGGTCGATACACGTATCTCTGGTCGTTACCTATCATACAAATTGACGAGTGACTCACTCAAGGACTTTGCCTTTTCAGGTATGGACGTGGAGGTGATGGTCACTGGTCGCAGGTGAACCATATGGCTCTTTCAGACAAAATTAACCTACTGGTGTCGCGTTATGTTCGACGCCAGATACCACGACTAGAAGCAGACAACTTGGGTCCATATCTCCAAGAGGAACTACGCGAACTGGAGACTGTCATAAGGTCTCTATCGGACGCTTCTGTGCAAGTTGCAGAAAAAGAACCTGACGGTGTCCGTAAGGGCATGATTAGGTACGCGGTTTCTCCTTGGAACCCACTTGGCAACGGCTTCACTGGTCTTGTCGTGTACAACGGCACGTCTTGGGTAGCCGTGTAAGCAAAAAATCAAAAGGAATTTAACATGTGGGGCGCAATAATCGGCGGCGCAATGGGCCTAATGGGTGCCAACAAGCAAGCCAAAGCACAAGATCGTGCAACAGAAGCACAAATGGCTGGTTTCAACCAGTACGAACCCTATGTAGACGCTAACTTAGAAGGCTCACAAGCGGCACTCGGCGGTGTTTTAGACACAGGAGTCTACACTAACGACACTTACGCTGGTCCAAACGCATTCCAGACTGGCACAGCCAACGCTATGGGCAACATTGGTGGCAACATGATTGCCGCTGGCAACACTATGATGGGCCAAAACAACCAATTTGGTGGCAATGCCAACAATCTGTACAGTCAGTTCCAAGGTTTATCTGAAGATGCCAAGCGTGACCGCCTAGCAGCAGCGATGGGCTACGCAGCAAACAACGGCTCTTCCCTTGTTGACGCTGCAATGCGTGATGACCGCCGCAACCTAGAGGAAAACACGCTCACAGGCATCAATATGAACGCCTCAGGCACTGGTAACATGAACTCTAGCCGTGCAGGTGTCGCAGATGCCGTTGCAAGACGTGCTTACGATGACCGCCGCGCTGATGTCGCCGCTGGTATTCAGGACCGCCTGATTGACCGCAGCCTCGCACAGCAGTCTCAGCAGTTCATAGACCAAGGTTCAGCCTTAAATTCTGCGGGTAACGCCAACCAGCAGGTCATGAGTGCCTATAACACTGGCCTAAACACGCTAGGTGAGGGTGCAAACTTCGGTATGAACGCAGGTAATGCACTTCAAGGCTACGATCAGGCACGTTTGAATGATGACCGTCAGCGTTTTGAAGACGCGCGTGACTTTGAGATGCGCCAACGCATGAACTACCAGTCTGGCATCCTTGGTAAAGCACCAAACTCACCGTCAAACGTGGCAGTAAACCGTACCGACCCGTACCAAGCGGCAATGGGTGGTGCAATGCAAGGCTTTGGCTTCCAGCAACAATATGGCGACCAGATTAGCAGTGCTATCGGCAACAGCAAAATCTTTAACCCACTATTTGGCGGCTCTGGTCTTGGAGGATTCAACTAATGTGGGAAGTAATTAGTCAAAACCCTAAGTTCCGAGAGGCGTTTGGCGGCTATATGACTGAAGAGTTGTATAACCAGATGCCTCAGGACGCAAAAGACAACATTGCACGTCTATATGGCTCTGTAGGCACACCTAGTCCTATGTTGGACATTAAGCCGAATGAGATTTCTCCAGAGACAAACCCAAGTCAGCAAAATCCTGTCTTAAATGTACAGCCGAATCCGTATTTCCCACCCGAGGAAGCACCAGCGGCTGCACCAGTACCAACAGGCTACGAAGACTACAGTGTCCAAGACTTTATCAACGCTGGCAACAACCTGAACACAAACCCTGTGTTATCTGGTGATATGAACCGTGGCGTCGAGCCTGTCGGTCCCATCATGCAAGACCCTATGCGCAGCGATGCATACTTAGGCACTCTGTCAAAAGAGAAACTACGTGAACTTGCGGACGCAGGTAACGTACAGGCCGCAGGATTACTTCAGGCAAACATTCCTGATCCAGTTGCACCGCCAGTCGTAGACCCAGCGCAACCCGCAGCCCCTGTGTTGGCCCCGCGTGTCGTGCCTGACGTTGACTACAGCGACCCGACTATGGCACCTCTGCCTCAGCCTGTCCTAGTAGACACAACGCAACCAGCAGCCCCAACTACCACGGAATCCGAACCTGTGTTGAAGTCTGGTGCGCAAGCGCGTTCTACAGGCGCACTAAGTGCAGGTAGTATCACAAGTTCATCTGGTCCTAAGACAAGCAACGCACGTGGCTCTATGATGCCACAGATGCTGATTGACCGTAACGAGGCATTGATCCGCATTGGTGGCGCAATGTACTCAGGTGCGCTGAAAGGCGATGGTATCGGCGCAGCGACACAAGAGTACGGACGTATCCAAGACGCAAACCGTGAGCAAGAACGTAAGATGGCTGAAGCGGAACAGAAGCGTCAGCTTGAGATGGCTAAACTACGTGCCAAAGGTGGCGGTAAACGCAGTAAGAAAGACGGTGAAGCACTCACTGCTACAAACGCAGCGATGTCTAACTATCAAGACGCACTTACAGCAATCCGTGAAAGCCGTTCAGCAGGTGGTAACCTAACTGGTATCGGTGGTATCGCAAAGTCTCTAGTAGATAACTTCACTGGTGACGAAGACGCCGCAAGACGCCTTATCTTACAGCGCGTCAAAGTTGACGATGCTCTTCTACGTGTTGCCGAAACTAAGGGTGCTATCTCTAACGCTGAGATGAAGTTGTTCTTGGCACCAGCCCCAAGCAACCTTCAAGATGAAGCAATTTGGGAACAGTGGATACTAGACCGCATGGAAGCCCTACAGCGCGTACAACAACGCCTGTCTCAAGGTGGTACAGTACCGCTTACGCAGAGGCCTACAGGTTCTACAGCATCAGGACTGTCTGACGACGACTTGGCCTACATCAATAATTAGAGGTAAGAGATGGCTGAATATACCATTGAAGACTACAAACGTGGAGCGAGAGCCGCACATGCCGCTGGCAACATTGAGGCGTCAAAACGCCTTATCGCAGCGGCTAGAGCACTCGAAGGTACTCAGCCAACACCTGCCCAACCAGACGAAAGCCTAGGCGGTGCTTTAGGCTACGGTGTAGACAATGCACAAAAAATGCTTGGCAAAGGCATCCAAGGTGTCGGTGAACTCACTGGCATGGAGGGTGTTGAGCAGTATGGTGCGGATGTCGCCCAGCGCAACCAAGCGGAACTAGATGCATCCACCTACCAACGCCCTGAAGGCGCAGACGGTATCGTTAAGAACATCCGTGAGGGTGACTATACAGACGCAGGTCGCTCTTTGCTCTACGGTGCAACTGAGGCTGCCCCACAAGTCGGTGCGGGTGTCGCAGCATCTGTAGGCGCAGGTCTAGCAGCAACCTCAGCACCTGTCGTAGGTGCAGGTCTTGCCGCAGCAGGTACAATCGCAGGTTCCACAATGTCTCTTGGTGCCACAAGAGACGAAAAGGAACAGCAGGGTCTCGACCCAACTGCAACTGGTACTGACCTAGCAACAGCGATTGCCTCAGGTATTATAGAACTTACGCCACTCAAAGGCGGCGGTGCTACACTCAGGGTTATCCGTGAAGGCTTACAAGAGGCTGGACAGGAAGGCTTGATTATTGGTGGTACAGCAGTCCAAGGCGGCGAGTATGTACCTCAAGAAGTCGTAGACCGTATCGGTGACGCAGCAGCCATTGGTGCCACAGTATCTGGTGCAGCTAATGTCGGCATCTCGACGGTAAGCAAGACTGGTGAGAAGGTACTGAAGCCACGCGAGGAACTTGACCCTGAGACAGATCAGGCGGCAGGTGACGTGGCACGTATGTTCCAAGAGATTGCTACAGACGAAGACTTCAACATTAAGGACATCGACCCATCGTCACAGAAGGGTGCGAATGCTGTCCTTAATGCTGCACGTAGTAAGACGCGTGAAGAGATTGACGCTAACTACAAGGTCTTGAGCAAAGAGGTGTTGAAGGACGTAGATGAGGCAACCAAAGCCAAATTTGCAGAGACACTACGCCAAGCGCGTAACAAAGTGTCCACTACAGTCACCAAAGAGAACCTCGACTTTGTAAACGATACTGTAGGTAACACCAAAGAAGGACAAGCGTTACTAAATGCACTTCGTAAGTTTAATATTGTAACGGAAGTCTACTCAGGCGGTCTAAAGGGCGGCATCTCGCAGTTTACTGACACCTTCAACCCACTTCCATCCTTCGGACGTGCGTATAACCCAGCAGGTATCATTGGTGGCAACATCAACACTGGTGCAGCCCTTGCAACTGGTGGTCAGTCTTTGGCTGTCCAGATTCCTACGGTCATTGCAGGTCGTGGTATCGACGCAATCACAGGACGCAGATCGAAACTCAACACGTTCATCAAGAAGAACAAAGGTCGAGACGGTCTAGCAGACCCTACTGGTCCCGCAGTCGAAGGACGTTCAGCACGTCTGAAGGCGGCACAGCAAGCACAGGCAGCTAAGGCCAAGGATGATGCAGCAGGGAAGAAAAGGTCTGAAATTGAAGCACGTGCAGCCGCTAAACAACAGGCCGCTGAAGCCAAGGCAAAAGCCAAGCAAGAAGAGGCCGCAGCCAAACAACGTGCCAATGACGAAGAGGCAGCGCGTAGGGCAGCGACCTATGTCCGTCTGTACAACGAAGGTGCGCCACCCAAAGCGAACTCGCCGCGTGGCAAAATGTTCGCAGGTGTTGCCGAAGCCTATCCGAAGTTTACTAAATAAAAAATGCCTACTGATATTGATGCGAAGGTGGAAGAAGTCCTACAGCGCATAGAGGCTAGAGACATTTCTTCTGAGACACGCCGTTCTATTGCGGAATACCGCAGAATGCAGAAGACAGGTTACATGTCATCTGAAGGTGCGCCTTTGACTGAAGTCATTGGACTTGTGAAACTTGAACTACTCAAAGACAAGGCTGTCGATAAAGCAGCAGCCAAGACTAAGAGTAAGCGAGGCCAGACTCAAGCACCAGATGGTACACCAGTTGCGCCTCGTTCAGCAGCCGTTCAAGTTGGCATCAATGCTAACAAGGCGTTCTTAAAGTCACTCCGTGACGGAATGAATAGCGACAAGAGCATAAATTCATCAGACCGTGCAGTCTTGACTAAGGCACTAGACGAAATTGGATTGAACTTAGGTTCCGATCCTGTGTTCAAAGCGACTGAGATTGTGGATGGTGCTCGTGTGAGCCTTACATCCATGTCACTTGCAGATAAGTACCTTGTTCCCTATCTAAATAGGATCAAGATGCAGCAAGCGGCAACTAAGGCCAAAGCATCTAAGGCAAAGCCAAAGGCAAAGAAGGCAGATGAAGGACCAGATCAAACCCCTCCCACCACACCTGCGCCAGT